TATAAAGCAATTGAAGAAGTGTTAGATAAAGGAAATCCATTTAATAAAATCATTGTTGTTCGTTCAGCAGTGCAATCTCGTGAAATTGGTCATCTTCCAGGAGATGTAAATGAGAAAATGGAAATCTATCAACAACCATATCGTCAAATCTGCGAGACATTGTTTGGTCGTAAGGATGCGTGGGATAGATTAGAAGAACAACACCATATCGAGTTTATTTCTACATCATTTATTCGTGGTATGTCCTTTGATAATGCAATTATCATCGTGGATGAAATGCAGAATCTGACATTTGAAGAAATTGACACAGTAATGACTCGTGTTGGTCATATGTCAAAGATTATCTGGTGTGGAGACTATCGTCAGACTGATCTAAATAAAAAGAAGAACGACATGTCTGGTATTTTAAAATTCTTTGACATTGCCATTCATATGGGTGCTTTCACTAAGATTGAATTTACTCCTGATGATATCGTTCGATCGTCTTTGGTTAAAGATTATATCCTTGCCAAACTAAAAATAGAAGACATGGAGAACAAATGATCACAGAAGAACAATTCTCGCACTTATTTCCAAGAGCACAAGACCCAGCATCATGGGCAGAGTCAATGAACAATGTATTTCCAACTTATGACATTAATACACCAGAGCGTGTTGCAGCTTTTTTGGCTCAGTGTGGTCATGAGTCTGGTGGTTGGACAGTATTTGAAGAAAACTTAAACTACTCTGCGCAAGGATTGTGTGGAACCTTTAAAAAGTATTTCCCAACTCTTGAGTCAGCAACACCATATGCACGCAAACCAGAAATGATTGCCAATAAGGTTTATGGTGGTCGTATGGGTAATGGACCAGAGTCATCAGGTGATGGCTATAAGTATCGTGGTCGTGGACCAATCCAGCTGACTGGAAAAGATAATTATCGTGCATTCTCTCAAGAGATGTTTGATGATTGGCAAAATCTTTTTGATAATCCAGATTGGGTTACTGCAGATCGTGACTTTGCTCTTATGTCAGCAATTTGGTTCTGGAACAAAAACAAACTTAATGTTCAAGCAGACAGTGGTGACATTAAACTTATGACTAAGAAAATCAATGGTGGTTATATCGGTCTTGAAGATCGTATTAAACACTATAATGAAGCAATACATTTACTCACATAACTAGGAGAAATTAAATGTTAGATACTCTATTTTGGGTAGCACTTGGTGCATTCGTTGGATGGAATTTTCCACAACCTTTCTGGGCTAAGATTATACAAGAAAAAATTCAATCGATGATTGCTAAAAAATAATGGCTTACTCTGATAAAGTAATCATTACAGATTAAAGTTGAAGATGGAATTATTACCGATGCGAAATTTAAAACATATGGATGTGGATCTGCAATTGCAAGTTCCTCTCTTGTTACCGAGTGGGTTAAAGGTAAGACATTAGAACAAGCATCAGTTATTAACAATTCAGACATTGCTAATGAACTTGCATTACCACCAGTCAAAATACATTGTAGCATCCTTGCTGAAGATGCCATCAAAGCTGCAATAAACGACTATCAATTAAAGTGTGCATGCGTATGATTACCGTAACAGAATCAGCAAAGAAACAACTCGATGAAATTCTAATGGATGATGTATCGATGAAATATGTAAGAGCATTTATCACTGGTGGTGGATGTTCTGGTTTTAATTATGGGTTTACACTTGAAGCAGATAAAGAAGAAGATGACTTCGTTATTGATAATCTAGTAGTTGATGCCCTGAGTATGCAGTATTTTGAAAACGCTACTATAGATTTTACTAGTGATAAATTAAAAGGATCTCAATTTGTTATATCAAACCCAAACGCAAAATCAACATGTGGATGTGGAAGCAGTTTCTCAGTCTAAAGTGAAAACATTTATACATCATGATTTACCTAAACTTGAACGAGACACAAAAACCGATGGGACAAGGTTATACAAAACCCCATCGGGTCGAGCCTATCCAAGCGTCACAACGATCACAGGATTGCACTCAGCAAAGGGAATCGCAGAATGGCGAAAGAGAGTTGGCGAAACAGAAAAGCATCAGCAAGGGGTACTCGTATCCATCAGTACTGCGAAGACTATCTACGAGGAAACATATTCGAAGCCGACATGTTCGATCTTGAAATGTTCAACTCAATCAAATTTCTCTTAGATGAAATTGATAACATTCACTGTTTGGAAGATGCACTTTATTCTGATCATTTAGAAGTTGCTGGAACAGTTGATTGTATTGCAGAGTTCCAAGGTAAACTATCTGTCATTGATTTCAAGACAGCAAGCAGACCAAAAGACAGAGATGACATTCATAACTACTTTATGCAAACTGCTGCATATGCTGTAGCATTTGAAGAGCGTACTGGTATTCCTATTGGAAGACTTGTTATCATTATGGCAGTTGACAATGATGATCCAAGATGGTTTATCGAGAAACGAGACAACTGGGTTGGTGGATTTAGAAAACTAAGATTAGATTATAAAAATAAATTTGCCGTGTAAGGCTAAATACTGTATAATAGTAAGAATTGCTGTGTGAAGCAAAGAGAAAGGTGTTCTGGACGGGAGTTCGATTCTCCCCACCTCCACCTAATTAGTTTCGGGTATATCGTCCAAGTAGGACATGCAAACTCCGAATTTGTAAAATGCGAGGTCAATTCTCGCTATATCCACCATTTTGGTGAGAGACTAATTAGTTGGGGGTGACTAGGTTTCGACAGGGCAATAAGTAACAGAGTGGACAGCACGACACAGAGAGTCGTAAAAAGTAAAAAACCGTAAACGCAAACGACGCACAGTTCGCATTAGCAGCCTAAACACTGCTTAGGGTTTCGATAGGTTTCCTCGTAACAGAATAACCTATCACTTATTTTAAACTTGAGGATATTATGGAAATTAGACCATTAAGTGATAGAGTTCTTGTTGCTGAGAACAAAAAAGAAAACGCAACTGACTCTGGTATTATTATAGAAGGTACTCGTGGAACAGGTGAAGCGACAAGAGCAACTGTTCTAGCAATTGGACCAGATGTGACAGAAATTAAGGTTGGTGATGTTATCCTCATTGAATGGTCAAAAGCATCACCAGTCAAACTTGGTGATGTTCAACGAGCAATGATCAAAGAAGAACATATCATTGCTGTATTTGAATGACATTAGTTGATCAATACAAAGAAATGCATAAGGATGAAAATCTTTATGCAGGTTCTGCTCTTACTCTCCATAAAGAATCAATTCGACAATTCTTAAAAGTGACTGAGTCAAAAAGTATTCTTGACTATGGTTGTGGTAAGGGTATTCAGTATTACAAAGAAAATATCCACAATGATTACTTCTTTGGTATCATGCCATCATTGTATGATCCAGCTGTAGATGAGCACTCAACTTTACCAAGTGGTAATTTTGATGCAGTTATTTGTACTGATGTTCTAGAACATATTGAAGTTCAAGATCTCGATGTTATCATGCAAGAAATTTATTCTAAAGCAACTAAATTTGTTTATCTTGGAATTTGTAATGCACCAGCAGATTCATTCTTACCAGATGGTAGAAATTCACATGTAACACTAGAGAGTTTTGATTGGTGGTTAGATAAATTTATACATCATGCCAAATCATTCCCATTCACAATGCTCTATGTCTATGGTAATGGTGGTGGCAAGGCAATTATTAAAGATGGTGTGTTAACTCTTAATAGTAAACGATGAAAACTGCATTACTTTGCAATGGTCCAAGCAGAGTTGTCTTCGATCCAAACATGGAGTATAATTATCTCATTGGTTGTAATATTCCTTGGAGACAAGTAAACTCAACTGTCATTATGGATGCTGGTGTTCTCGAAAAATGGGAAATACCTTGTGCATTTTATGCAAGCGATAGAGCATGGCGAGAATGTAGGAAACGAGATAGATTTAAAGATCATTTAATTGAGATTTTTCCTGCGAGGGTAGATAACCCAACGAGTGGACATGCAGCACTTCAAATAGTTATTTCATTGGGTGCTACACAAATAGATATCTATGGATGTGACTCGTGGTTTAGTGATGACACAAGTAGTTATACTCATCAATGGGTTGACGATCGTGCCACAGATATGAGTAAGCAAGTAAGAATTTGGAGACAAAGATGGGATGCTATTATTTCATCTAATCCAGATGTTAAGATAAATTTTATAGGAGACCCTAAATGAAAGCATTCGTAACAGCAGTATTGTTGACATTCTCTGTGATGGCAGTTCAAGCAGCAGATGCACCAAAAAAGGATGACAAGGTAGTTGAAAACTGTGTCAAAAAAGACAAGAATGGAAAATGTCCTCCAACACCAAAATCTGAAAAGCCAACACCAAAGAAAAAAGTTGAAGAGAAGAAATAATTTCTCCTAAATAATTATACTAGCCTGACAGTGCTAGTACACATAAACTGTCAATTTTACACACAACACAGGAGAAGTAAATGTCAAACATGACTCCGTTCGAGATTCGCCTTGAACTTTTAAAAATGGCGAAAGATATGCTTACTGATGACTACTATGGTAAGCGTGAAGTAATTAGCAATAGTTGGCATGCCAAACTAGACATTGCTAAAATCAATGGTGGAGAGTTACCTGAACATCCAGGATTCCCAGCTTTCCCATCAGAATCAGAAATCATAACAAAAGCACAAGTGCTTAATGGTTTCGTTTCAAACATCCCACTAGATACAAAGACTACTAGCAAAAAGTCCACCTGATAGGGATAAGGACAGAGGGATCACACATTCCTCTGTTCTCTTAAACTAAGGAGATCATTATGCGCAAAAGATTATACGCAGTATTATCATTATTCGCAATTAGTATAAGTATTTTTACTATCACTGGCTTTACAGATGATAAATTTATTAATGTTGAATATACACAATTAACTAAAGAAGCGCAAAAGCAAGTTGATTGTTTGACACAAAATATTTACTTTGAAGCAGGGCATGAACCAGAAAATGGCAAAGTTGCAGTTGCACTTGTAACTATGAATAGAACAAAAGACTATAGATTTGGAAATGATATTTGTTCTGTAGTCAAACAAAGAACAAACACTACTTGTCAGTTCTCATGGATGTGTGAAGGACATAAAGTTATTAGAAATAATTTTGTATATGATCAAGCCAGAGAAGTTGCACTCTATGTTTATGCCAATTATGAAAAGATACATGACATAACACATGGTGCTAAATTTTATCATGCAGACTATGTGAATCCAAAATGGAAACTCGAAAAAACTACTGTAATTGGTAGGCATATTTTTTATAAAGAAAGAAACGGTATCTAAATGATGAACAAATTGAACATTCAGCTAAGTGATAAAGATAGCACAGCACACTCGTTTTATCTTTTTATGGATGAAGTTTCTTTGGCTACTACAAAGCCATTAGTTGAATGGATCTTTGAAGCAAATTTTGCAGAAGAAAGACCTGATATGCTAAATTTAATAATTTGCTCTCCAGGAGGTGATTTGAATGCAGCGTTTGCAGTGATCGATACAATGAGAGGTTCAGCAGTTCCAATTCGCACAGTAGGACTTGGACAAATTGCTTCAGCTGGACTTATGATGTTTATTGCAGGAGAAAAAGGAAATCGTGTCTTAACACCAAACACTTCAATACTGTCACATCAGTATTCATGGGGTGCGTTTGGCAAAGAACACGAGTTATTTGCAACGGTAAAAGAGTTTGACTTAACCACTAAAAAGATGATTTCTCATTACAAGAAATGTACAGGTCTTAACGAAAAGAAGATTCGTGAGGTTCTTCTTCCTCCACAAGACATTTGGTTGGGTGCTCTAGAAGCCAAACAATTAGGAATTTGCGACCATGTTAAAGAACTTAATTAAATATGTAAAATTTTCTGGTATCTGGATTGGATTTGTTTTAAATCCTTACCACTGGGAATTTAAAGTAGAAAAAACTGGACCAACAGATATGGATCCTCAAGGATATATGGCATCTGTATATTTTGGACCAGTTTGGTTTAAGGCAGTCCTAGATGATGGATCTTGGTAAATTAAAGGAGATAATTATGAATGATCGTGTTTTTGTACTCAGTGTATTGATTGCTATAATGACTTTGATTGGGTCAGTTACCTTTTATCATTATAGTCAATTACAAGCAATGAAACTTAACATCGAGAATGCAATAGTTAAAGGAATTGACCCTGTTGCAGTTCGTTGTGCTTATGCCAATGAACGAGATGTAATATGCGTGGCTCATGCTGCATCTAATGGAAGTCCTAGCCCGAAAAGGTAATACTTCCACTTATCCCCGATACCCCTACACTCCGTAGGGGTATTTTTGCTTGTAGAATCAACAACTTACGAAAACGCAAGAAAACCCTTGTCTTTTATTTGATTTTAGGGCATAATATAGGTTATAGAGTTGATTAAGGAGATTTAAATTGAAAAAACTCGTAGTTGCATTATTGTTGCTGTCATCCGCATCTGCATTTGCAGGTGGTCGTCATAGTCATGGTCTTGGTCATCATGGATATTGGCGACATGAAGGTGGTGGCAATAATTGGGGCTGGGTAGCACCAGCAGTTATCGGTGGTGCATTAGTTTATTCTGTGACTCGTCCTCCAGTTTATGCTCAACCAGTGCCACAACAAGTTATTATTCAACAACAACCTATTATCGTGCAAGGACAGAATTGTAGCCCATGGACTCAAGTTATGAATTCAGATGGTACTGTGACTACAACTAGAACTTGTACTCAACAGTAAAGGGAATTTATATTATGAAACTTATTATTGCATTTGTTTTTGGTTTTGTCGTGGCAACAGTTGGTTTAGGTAATCTAGCCAGTTTTGCAGATCGACAAGTTGATAACGCTAAAAGCGTAGTTAGGGATAATGTCCGATGAAAACGAAATTTGTTATGGTGTCTATGTTAGTTGCGTCAAACGCAATGGCATTTGACTTTGAGACAGAATATTCAAAATTCTCTTCTGATTTTGCACGACTGAGAAGTATGAAAATGGCAATGGTGACGACTCCAAAAGTTGTAGAAGTTGCACCGACTGCACCTGTCATTACACCAATTCCTGCTCTTGAAGAAAGACCAGTTATTCTCTTAGATAAGAATACTGAGTCTAATGTATTGCAACAAGTTGATCCCAAGTCACCAAACCGACTGGGTTTCAAATTGTCAGATCCTAATATGCGGGATCGTGTAATTGAAGCATATAATAAACCGAATGCACTAGTGTATTCATTAACTTTGGAGTAAATTTATATCATGAAAAAACTTTTAGCGATAGCTATATTAACATTGACAGTTTCTGCTTGTTCTACTACTAAGGTAGCTGAAGCCGACATGTCAAAAGAAGCAGTCAAGTACACCCAAGAATTTGGCAAGGTTGAAGTCACATTCAACGACAAGGGTGACTGGGAAACATTGAAGTCGAGTGCCACTGCTTCACTTCCACTAAGCGATGATGCTGCATTGGAACAAGCAATGAATCTTGCAGCCATGCGTGCCAAGCGAAATATCGTGGAATTTATGAACACGGATCTTCGTTCAAGTAAAACTACAGAAACACTCACCAATGCTTTAGCAAAAGATGTTTCTCTAGATGACACAAAAACAAAAGAGCGTGCAGGTAATATCGCTACAAAAATCCAAGAGAAAATTTCCGTCCAAGCCGATGGTATGCTCAAAGGTGCTTACATCTCAGATCGTAAAGTCTCGAGTGACAGATCAACAGTTGTTGTTACACTACAGATTGACAAGCGTTCAATGTTGGCTGCACAGCGTATTCGTAATGCACTAACAACCCAATGAGATCCCTCTTATTCTCACTGATGCTTGTTGTATCAGTTGCTTCAGCCGAAGAAGTCCAAGTGACAGGGTATGGTTTAAACTATAACTCTGCACTTGAGAATGCTAAGGTTATGGCACTTGAAAAAGGAGCAAGCACTTTCATTATTGGTGAGTCAACTGCCCGAAATGGTAAGATGACTGAAGAGATTGATCAGTACAATGGTGGTGTTATTAAGAAGTATGATGTTGTTTCTCAGCGTACTACTAATATGGGATATGAAGTAACGATTGTTGCCGATGTTGTCCCAAAGAACAATGCAGTTCGCAAAACTAAAACACCATTCAATGTTGATTTTGAAGAATATGAAAAGCGAGAAAAGATTGTCAATCGTTTAGACAATGTGGGTAAAGCAATCCATGCCCAAGTAACAAAGACTGGAACAAAGATTGGTCGATATGAAACAACTGTCTACGGACAGGTAGTTCTTACTTGGCAACCAAAGTGGATTACAGATATGAAGTCATTAACATCTGTGATTAACGAAAGAGGAACAACCACCAATAATGTCTATGACAATGTTGCAGGTAGTGGAATTAACAGTCTAATGTCAAGGTTCGGATTTCTCGGTGCAATGGGTGGCATGGCAGTTGACTCTGCTATTCGTCCAACACCACAGCAAAATTCTGATCACATGATGGTTTGTTTTGGTGAGTACTATGGAAATGGTGTTGACTGTCACAAACTAAGTGTTGATATGACTTTTCCAAGATCTCCAAAACTTGTTTTAGTTGCAAAGGTAGAAGGTCGTGGACATGTAGTTCTTTATGAACAATACTTGGATATGAAAATGTACAAGTATGTATCTTCTGGTGATACTATGAGCACATCAAATTTGTTTAAGAGTTACAAAACAAGTTTCCATAATCCTGCACTTTTAGTTTATGAACAACAAACACAGGTTATAGACTTGACTTTTAATATAGAAAATAGTATAATTAAGTCTGTGACGGAAATTGGAGTATATTTGAAATGAGCATGCAACTTATCCATACAAGTTTTAAGAAAATTAAAGCAAAGAAACCTACTGCTAAACAGCGTGAGTTAAAAGCAAACTGGGAAGCAATGATAAAGAAGTATGAACCAAAGACTCCTGTGAAGAGCGTAGCCAAGCAGGAACTCAGGGATACATACTCACTTGGAAAACCTGCTTGTCGTGAGACACCTAAGCATCCAAGTCTTCCATTTACTGGTGCACCTTGTTACAAGAAACCAAACCCTGTTTACACTGGCACTGCCATTAAAGGTATTGGTACGATGCACAAGTCAAATGCAGTTCCAGTCTTTTCTGATGAAGAAGCACGAGATATTGCTACAATGAGGAGAGGTTGATGAAACACATTATGAAGATTAGACTTCGTTCAGACGGAACATGGGAAAATGTTTACGATGATTTTAAAAATCAAAGAGATAAACTCTCTGAGGTTGCAGCTGATTATTTGGAGCAAGCAGTAGAAGCATCGGGATACAGAGATGCCAAACAAGTAATTGATCACATTAGGGGATTGAAATGAGTGAATTTTGTGTTAAGTGTTCTGAGAAAGAAGGAGAACTTGAACTTCTCCGCAAACGACACTATGAAGAAATGCAGTTTATGAAAGCAAAGATTGCAAAGTTACAATCTGAAAATGAAGCACTAACCCTAGATGTTGCATTTTATGGTGGTAACATGATTAACTTGTCTTGCAATAATAAATAAGGTATAATATATTATGAATTGGAATGAACAGCGTCACACTCTTATCGTTCAGAAAATGAAATTAGATAAATTCTTTTCTTTGTTTCTTGAAAAGTATGAACGAAAGATGGATCCAGACAAAACTGATACACCTATTTGGAAACTTTATAAAACGAAACTCAAGGAATATGATAAACTTAATCATGGAATTAGAACAGCAGAATACTGGATTACCAAAAATGTTTAAAACATCCAACGAATTTTCTTTACATATCGAGTCAATCGTTCGTGAAAAGAAGATAAGTTATATGGATGCAGTTCTTGATTACTGTAAGGAAAACTATCTTGAACCAGAAGATATATCTAAGTTAATTAACAAATCTCTTAAAGATAAAATTGAAATGAATTTTCGTGAATTGAACTACTTACCAAAGCAAGCACAACTGGATGTGTAATGGATGGATTTAAGGCATACCGTTATTACCTAGCAATAAAACTTCATTTTACCACTGATAAATTCAATGTGTTTGAGAATCGTGGTAATGTTAAAGGAACTCGTGAAGCGTTCAATGCTAGGAACGATAGATACATTTTTGAAAAGCTGGCACTAAAGAGATCTAATGATAAAGAAATCATACAGTTCTTTGTTGCAAACTTTGCTTATGGTAAAGACACATCCATTTATGAAGGTAAAGAAGCTGAAGATAATTATATTGAATGGATGAAGCGTAAGCAATCAGTCACTAAAGTTTTTATTGATGATCTTGCTGCAATCCTTCATTTAGTTGAAACTGAGAAATTGAAACACTCTGCAATATTTGAATTTACAGAAAATGAATATCCCATTACACTTAAAATGTTTATTGGTGGTAAGATCACAATTGAATCTTTAAGGATACTAGATGATTTTACCGATATAATTGAAAAATGGAAAATTCACCCTTCTGTAAAATACATTTGGGATGATGAATTAAGGCGAGTTACAAAGTTGACTGGATTCGTAAAATACGATAAGATTAAACTTAGTAAGATTTTCGATGCCTTCAAGGAAGATATAACATGGGTAAGACTTACCAAAAGAATTCTCGTCGCTTTGACGATGATGTTCCCTCTGGTCGTTCAGGGAATCAAAACAAACATACCAATGGCAAAAAAACTGGCGGTATGAGAACACTAAATAGTTATGTTGAAGATTATAATGAAGATACATTTGACTCAGATGATGATTTGATGTATAATGATACTTCGACAGATACTAAAAATAAACCGTAATATTAATACAAAGGAAATACGATGGATATTCAAAAACTCCGTGCCATGCGCAACTCAGACTTTGGTGCAATCGCAAATGCATTCGAAAAAGTCGCAAATCCCCAAACCGAAACTAAGTCATACACTGACGATCGCTTCTGGCGACTCGAAGGTGATAAAGCTGGTAATGGTACAGCAACAATCCGATTCTTACCTCGTGTAGAAGGTGATGAACTCCCATGGGTTCGTATCTTTTCACATGGCTTTCAAGGTCCAACTGGTAAATGGTATATCGAGAATAGTTTGACTACTCTTGGTGAGAATGATCCTGTTGGTGAGTTGAATACAACTCTTTGGAACAGTGGCTCTGAAGCGAACAAAGAAATTGCTCGCAAACAAAAGCGTAAACTCTCATTCATTGCTAACATTCTTGTTGTGTCTGACCCAAAGCACCCAGAGAATGAAGGTAAGGTATTCTTGTTCAAATTCGGCAAGAAGATCTTTGATAAAATCATGGACAAGGCTCGTCCGACTTTTGAAGATGAAAAGCCAGTTAATGTCTTTGATTTGTGGGAAGGTGCGAACTTCAAACTTCGCATGCGCAAGAAAGATGGTTATGCCAACTATGATGAATCAGTATTCAGTGATCCAGTCGCTGCATCTGAGAATGAAGACACTCTATTAAAGATTGTTAATTCTCAAGTCAAACTCGTAGAGTTTACAGATCGTAAGAACTTTAAGTCTTATGATGAGTTGAAGAAGAAACTGAATGAAGTATTGTCAGGTGATTCTTTTGCTGGTAAGTCTGCAGCACAGATGGCTGAAGAAGAAGATCGTCCAGTAGCATCTGCTCCAAAGATTGCTTCTAAACCAGCACCTAAGATGTCAGCAGTTACTGATGAAGACGATGATGTGATGTCTTACTTTGAGAAGATTGCTCAAGAAGACTAATCTGATTAGGCAATAAACTAAAGGGATCCTGTTGGATCCCTTTTTTGCATTTAGAAGGTAGCGTACCTACCACCAATATATCTTTGTTGAGTTGATTCTTGGTTTCGAATCGGAGACTTGATCATTGTATTTTTAGTAGTGTTATTATTAACTGGAGCATTAACAACAGTAGTATTACTTGCTGGTTTTGTACCATCTTGCTTGGCTTGTTCATCAGCATTTTGTTTAGAAGCATTATACACTTTAGCAGAATCTGCTTGCATAGAACCACCAACTGCAACAAACTTAGTAACTTTCTCCCATGGGAAATCATTCAACTGTTTCATTGTTTCTGGTTTAACTTCAGAGAATGACTTCATACCAGCACCAAGTCTCTGCATACCAGAACCAGCTTTGTTGATACCATCACCAGCTGCACCAATTTCTTTCAATTGATCGATCGGACTCTTTTGTCCAGAAACCGCAGACAATAAACCAGTGACTAGATTACCAATACCAGCAACAACTGAACCTGCAGCAAATAGAGCCATTGCTGGTCCAAGTGCAGCAAGACCTGCAGCGACAGCCAACAGATTCCCACCATCTAACTGAGCAAGTTTTTCCATGCCTGCAGTCATCTTATCGAATCCTTCACCCACTGCTTGCATTGCTTGACCAACAATGTATAAACCAGCACCAAGGACACCAAGTGCAGCACCACCAGCGATTAGTAGAGGTGCAGCAGACCCAGCGATAGCACCGATAACACCGATGCCTGCCACTGCAGCCATACCTTTACCGATGGTTTCCCATTCTAAATCTGCGAATGTTTGGAATGACTGAGAAATACCGTATAAAGATAGAGCAAGGACACCAAGAGCAAGACCACCCATGATAATCTGTCCCTTGACTTTATCAAGTGCTATTGCAGCTACAACTAGACCACCAAGAGCAATTAAACCCTTGCCAACATCTGACCAATTAACATCAGCGAATTCTTGTAGTGCTTTAGCTGTAATATACAATGCACCAGACATTGCGATTAAGCCAACACCGACTTCTTTAAGACTGCCAGATGCTTTTCTTAGCACAACTGCTGCAGCAACCATTGCTCCAAGTGCAGCCATACCTTTCATGACTCCACCCCATTCTACTTCTGAAAATTCTTGGAATGCTTTTGCTGCGATGTATAGAGATCCAGCAATAAGAACTATAC